AAGCCGGTGTATAAAAAACCGCAGGTTCGGAGTGGAAATCGGGAGGTTAGGAATTTAGCGGTGGATTTGCCAGTCTTTTCGGTGGCGGGCGGCTCTCCATTTGGGGATGGGGCGGCGGGCGTAGCGGTGGAGGTGGATGGGGGCGGTGATGGAGGGGGAGCGGTCGATGAGGGCGGCGAATGCTGACTCGATGAGGTGGATCTCTTGGGCTGCTTCGAGGATGCCGATCCAAGCGAAGATCGGGAAGGAGCGGGATTGGCCGCGGCTGCCGCCGGGGTGGATTGTCCGGACGCCGAAACGGGGGTTAATCCGGCTTTTATTGATGCTAAAACCGCGTTTTTGATCGTCGTGGATGACGATGTAGCGGTCACCTGGTTGGAGCCCCAGGGATTGGCGGAGGGCTTCTTCAGTGGTGCGATCGCGCGCGATGTGGTAGTTCGTCCAGGAGAGGACAGCGGGCAGACCGAGGGCCTGGTGCGTCCAGTGTTCGATGGTGCCGCCGGCGCCCATGGGCATGGCTAAATAGGGTAGGTCGGGCGTGGCGAGCAGTCCCTCGATGAGCTTTGTTGGTTTGCCTCGCAGGTGGACGTTGGGGACATCCCGGTAGGCGTAGGAGAGGTCAGGGAGCTGGAAGTCCTGGACGTCCAGGATGACGCGCTCGGAGACGCTGGCGAGCCAGCGGATGGCCCCGATGAGGAAGATGTGATCGCCGAGTCCGCAGAGGCCCTCGATCTGGACGGGAGGGAGCAGGCCGGGGCCGGTGTGGTCGCGGATGACTTCGGCCAGTGGCGAGTTTTTAGAAATCGTAAGCATAGGCCTCGAAATCCGCCAAATAGTGGGTCTGGATGGCGACGCGGGCAGCGGTGTTCAGGTCGTCCTGCCAAGGGCGGGTGCGGCCGCTGGCGTTGCGGTGCGGGAGGTCGCCGATGGTGCCGGAGGAGCACATTTTCCGGAGGCGTTTCCAGTCCTTTTCCAGTCGCTCCCAGCGGCCTATGAAATCGACCTCGAACTTGCCGCCCTGTAGGAAATCGACCTGCCGCGCGAACATGCGGGAGCGGGCGGCCAGAGCGGGGATGTCGATGCGGCTCCAGAAGGTGCTGCAGTCGGTCTGCAGGGCCATCTCGACGAGGCCGGCGCAGAGGTCATCGAGGTGGTTGCGGGTGTCCGCGTTTTTGCGTATCCAGTGATAGAGGGAGGCGGCGCGGTCGTAGGGGTTGCGGACAAAACCGAAGACCAAAGCGAACGGCCGGCCGCCCATTTTTTCCAGGTCTTTGAGCACGGCGCGGTCGGCTGTGGTGGAGTGTTTCCGCTGGCTCATGGTGGGGAGCTTCCGGATGTCGTCAGGCAGTGCGGCCGCCATGGAGATGGAGCCGGTTTTTGGCACGCGGATCAGGTAGGGCCGGCGGACTTTTGCGGCGTCTTCCTCGGGGATGAAAATGTCGTCTGCGGCGACGCGGGCGACGCGCCGATAGCCGTTCTCCTGGAGGCTCTCATGGATGGCCGCGCGGTGGGCTTTTTTGCCGTTGTGCTCGATGCACCAGACGCGCACTTTTCGGCTCCAGTCGAAGCCGTCGAGGACGGCGGTTTCCGCGCCTTCCACGTCGATGGAAATCACGTCGATCAGGGGCGGGGCTTTGGCGAGGTCGAGAACCTCTTTCAGGGTGCGTTTTCCGACGAAGATTTCCTCCCCGTTTTGGCGATTGTGGCCGCCGGTGAAGGTGTCGGAGAATCCGCTCAAAGCGGGCGCGCCGGGGATGGATAAAAAGGGCGCATTGCCGCTGTCTTTTCCGTCCGTCAGTGCGAGCTGGTAGACGGTGCTTTCCGGGCGGTTTTTCCGGGCCTTGGCGGCGGCGTCCGGGAGCGGCTCGATGAGCGTTCCCCGCCACTTTCCGGGGAGGTCGCAGAGGGAGCGTGTGTTGCTCATGTGGAGGCCGTCGAGAGCGCCTGCCTCGACGAAGTATCCGCCGCGCATTTTCCCGCCCCGGACGGCACGGAGAATGGACAGGATGACCGTGTCCTGTCCGTGCTGTGACCAGGTGGATTTTTGGGAGGTCATTTGAGGCGGGGCGGGCGGCGAACTGCAGCCGTTATTTGGGGTTCATTTCATGGTTAATCGCGGGCATAGTCGGGGAGAATGTTGAGCCGCTTCATTTCGTCGCGAAGATGGTCGAGTGATGTCGACTCCATCTTAAAGTGCGTCACGATAGGTTTGATCGCTTCAGCCACGTCTCCAAGATGGTCAGAAAGAGCAAGCCTCCAGAGCACCTCAAGTAGTTTTTCGTCTTCCATTGGTCTGTTTTTTTTAGGTTTACCGGGCGGGCTTGACGCCCGCACCGCGTCTGTTTAGATAGGCTTGCTTTTGGGATCTCTCAATGACAAAGCGCATCTTCTTTTATAGCGGTCAGGCGCTGCCGCCGCTGCCTCCGTCTCCGCCGCTGTCTCCGGAGCAGTCGCCCACGTCGACCTCGATGTCCTCGCCATACGGATCGTAGCTGACCTGCGTGGAGCCGTCGCAGTCGATGAAGTCGATGGCGGCGAGCTCCAGGAGGACGGCCTGGCTCCAGCAGATGCTGCCCTTCCACTCGGTGGTGACGACGGGGCTGCTGCCGGAGAAGTCGACGGAGAAGAGGCGCCAATATTGGGTGTCATCCCCGCCGCCGGTGGGCCACTCGGTGCCGCTGTCGAGCAGGGCATTGTTCATCGTGCGGTAGTTTTCCTCCCCGCCGAGCGCGTCCATATCGATCTGAATCCAGAAGTGGGTGATGCCGGTGTCCGGGGCGACGTCGTTGAGCTTGGTGATGGAGCCGTCGTCATCCATGGCGGCGACCTGTCCTCCCCGGCAGCCGAGTTCCCAGCCGTCATCGGCATTGCCGGCGATGATGGGGGTAAAGGGCACGCTGCCGCTGCCGTTGACCAGGGAGCTGTTGTGCCGCGGCTGGATGGCTCCGCCGCGCACGCTGGTGAGACTGCCCAGTGCCTCGCCTTCCTCGCGGTCTTTGACACTGTAGCTGGCGGTGGGGCCGCGCCGGCTGCGCATCATCTCGATGAAGTCATGAATGCCGTAGTGTCCGGGCGGGCCGAAGCGCACGGTCTGCACGCCGGCGGAGATGTCCCAACTCACGTCGGTGACCATGCCGTCCATGCTTTCCCACTCGCTGCGGCCGCCTGTCATGTTGACGCGGCGGCCGAGGCCGAGCACGGTCGGCGGTTCGTAGACGTTCTGGATGGAAAACTCGCCCTCGTAGTGGAGGTGGCCGCATCCGGCGTAGAGCGCGCTGGCCATGCCGGAGGGGATTTCCTCCGGCTGCTCGAAGCTGTCGATGCCGGTGTATTCTTTCGTCACTGCGTTGGTGGCGATGAAGGAAAAATTCGCCTGGATCTGGTTAAACTCATCGAACCTGGCGGCGATGAGTTCGTCGGTGCCGGTGTAGGAGAGCACGGCGGTGGCGGTGACGGGCTCGGCCAGGACGGTCTCGCCGTTGCGGTCTCCCATCCAGTCGGTGATGGTGCCTTGCACGAGTTCCTTGGTCAGGTCGGAGATGTCGGCGGCGTCGTCATCCGGGTCGACGCTGTGGGAGATCATTTTGAGGTCGGCGGCGGGGATGTCGCGGAACCATTTGTCCAGGCGCTCCTGCCACCACTCGACCGGGTCGGGCGTCTCGGTGTCGACGGCGTCCGGATAGGTCTCCGTCTCCACCTCCTGGCGCATGAGGGTGACGCGGGTGCCGGCCAGCTCGATCTGGGCGGCGACCACGCGGCCGGCCCCGACGCCGCTGCCGGCGACCTGCTCGACGGGTGCGCCGATGTAGACTTTTCCGTCCACGGTGACGGGCTGGTCGAAGTTAATCTGCACGCCGGCGGCCTGCAGGTCTTTCCGCGCGACGATGTCGTTGTTCTTGAGATCGACGGTGGAGAGATCCACCTCCCACTCGGCGAGCTGGGCGGCCTTTCCGCAGTTGAAAGTCGGGGCGCTGGCGGAGTGGTCGAACCAGGCCACGGCATCGGGATGGTTCCGCAGGATCTGGATGATCAGCTCGGACATCATGACATTTTTCACCTCTTCAAAGGTCGGGGAGAAGCCGGTGAAGTAAGTGCCGGATGCCAGGGCCGCGCCGTCGCCGGCGGCGCGCTGGACGATCTGCTGGATCTGCTGGGTGGTGCTCAGGCGGTCGCCGGTGGTGTGGTCATGGTAGAGGATGAAGCGCATCTGCTCGATGTCTTCAAAGACGAGTTCCACGTCCTCCGCCGGGTCTTCCGGCACGGTGGACTCGGTGAGGACTTTCCACGGCTGGTAGGCGGTGCGTTCCTCCAGTTCCTTCCAGGGGCCGTCGATGACGACGCGGATGCGCTCGCCGTCGATCCCGCCGATGCGACGGACGCGGGCATTTCCCCGGAAGACCTGGGTGGCGCCGAATTTGATGGAGACGTTGTCATCATCCGCCAAAGGAAAGGCACCGGGGAGGCTGCCATCGTAATCGATCTCCGCGCCGGCGCAGTCGAACTCGAACGTGTCCGCGCTGAGAGAATGGAACTGGCAGCGCAGGTTCCGGGCGCAGATATCGGCCAGGTCGGAGGTGCCTGTCTGCGTGTTGTTGGTGATTGTCCAGGTGTCGGGCATTCGCTGCGGTTTAAGAGCGGTTTAAGATTTCCGCGATCCATTGCGCTATCGCTGGCACCACAGCATTTCCCGCTCCGTGAGCCTGGACAAAGTTGGGCGCATCCAGTCCGAGGGGAATCCCATGTAGCTCAGACGCTCGCTGCCGCTCAACCATCTGATCCCGTCCGTCCTCCTGAGCCACGAAAACGGCAGTGCCAATATCGATCCGGGTTCGCGTGCTGGTGGCGAGAAGAGTATTGGAAGCGAAAAAATCCGCCGGCCGTGGCTGGCTGAGCGGGCCAAGCGCGCAAGGTAGGCTGTCCACTGGTGCGGCATCAGCCAGGAAGTCAATGGAGGGTTGTCTTCCAAGACCCGCGACCAGGAAAACGCGGCGGCGGTTTTGGGGGACTCCGAAATATTGAGCATTAAGCACCCGCCAGTATCCCACATACCCGCTGTCGGCAAGGGTTGAGACGACTGCCTGCAGGTCTTCGCTATCATTGCTATGGAGCAGTGCCGCGACGTTTTCAAGCACCACCCATTCGGGCCGAATTTCCCGGATGAGATCCATGGCCCGGTAAAAGAGTCCTGAGCGGGCACCTTTGAGGCCGGGGACGCCGCCTTTACGACACGCGCCCATGATGCTGATGTCCTGGCAGGGGAAACCGCCGACGACCGCATCGACGCCCGAAAGCTGCGAGACGTCGACTGTATTGATGTCTTCAAAGAGCCGGGCGGCAGGAAATCGGTCACCAAGGACAGCCCGCTTTGCCGGGTCAATTTCGACCGCCCATTCGGTTGACCAGCCCGCCCGCTCGAAGCCGAGGTCGAAGCCGCCGATGCCGGCGAAGAGACTGCCGATGTTTTTTTGGTTTTTTGCTGCATGGGTCATTTCTTTTCTACTGCACGGGGCGGTTGCCTTTCATTTGTTCGGAGAGTCTTTGGACGAGGCCGCGGAGTTCGGCGACTTCGGAGCGGTCGGCGAAGCGGCCGGAGACGTCGAGGTCGAGATCCTCCAGGGTGGCGCGGATCTCTCCGAGGGCGCTGTTGATTTCCTTGGCGGCGGAGGTGGAGAGCTCGTCGGCGAGTTTTTCCAGGGACTCGCGTAGCTTCCGGCCTTCCGGGATCTGGGAGGCGATGCCGCGCGTGCGCTGGGCGGCCTCCCGGCGCATGTAGTCCGCGCCGCCGCGCATGGGTGTCTTGACGGAGAGGCCTTCGGGTTTGTCTTTTTCCTCTTCTTCTTTTTCCAGGCGTTCGTCGACGCGGGCGCTGTTGATGATGAGGTTCCGGCGTCGCTCGGTGTTGGCGGCATCCTGCTCGGCCTGATTCCGCAGGCGCAGGCGCTGCATCTCGGCCTCGCGCTCGCGCCGGGCGGCTTCCAGGCGGGCGGCTTCGGCGTTTTTATCGGCGAAGCTCTTGTCCTTTTCCGCCTCCTCCACGGACTTGGGGGCGGCACCGGGGAAGACGCCGCGCAGCTCGGCCTGGCGGGCGGTGAGGTCGTCGAATTCTTTTTGTTTTTCCGCGAGGGTCTGCGCCGCCTGATCGCGGCGCTGCACGTACTTGTATTCCGCTGTGCCGGGGATGGCGGCGCGTTTTGGATCGACATCCTCGTCGAACCCGGAGGCGGCGGTGCGGGCGGTCTGCAGTTCTCCGGGTTCCTCACCGGTGCCGGTGAGGGCGGCGAGGCGGGCGCTGATTTGTTCCAGGGCCTCGGCGGCGCGCACCTGGGCGGCGGCGGCTTCGGCGGCTTTTTGCGCATCGGAGGCGGTGTCCCGGGCCTGGCGGACGCCTTTGTTGAGCAGGCCCTGCTCACTGGCGCGCTCGGCCTGGCGTTGTTTGAGCTGCTCCATCTCGGCGGCGGCCAGGGCCTCGGCCTCCTCACGGGTGCCGCCGCCCTCGGCGCGGACTTTGAGCAGGGCCTCCTGTTTGGCCAGCTCCAGGCGCTCGCGCTGGTAGGAGATGTTGTCGGCGGTGAGTTGCGTGGCGTGGCTGAGTTCGGCGTTGCGGCCGGCCTCGGCGTCTTTCAGTTCCCGGACGGCCTCCGCCTGCTCCCGTGCGGCGCGCTCACCGGTGCGGGCGGCGGCGGCGTGGGTGAGCTGGGTGCGGGTGGTCTCGTCGATGGTCTTGTGCGCGTCGCCGAAGGCGTCTGTCAGGGTCTGGATGGCGGCCTTGCCCTCGTCGGTTTTTTTAAACAGATCCCAGGCGACTTTGACGGCAGCCGTCACGGCGGTGACCTTGAGGGCGAGCCTGGAGAATCTGTCGGTGAGGCTTTCCACCCCGCGACCGGAGGCGCCGTCGCGGTCGGCTGCTTTTTCGTTGAATTTGTCCGCGCTTTCGTTGAGTTCCTCCTGGGCGCGTGTGGCCGCGTCGAGACCGGAGGTGTCGGCCTCGGTGGTGATGCGGATGTGTGTGTTGTGGTCGGCCAAGGAGTTTTCAGTTTAAAGTTTTCAGTTGGCAGTTGGGATAGCGCGGGCGCAGCACGTCTGTTTTTTTTAGAGGGTGTCGAGGATGGCTTCGGCAGCGAGGATGTCGGCGCCGGACAGGGCGTCGGAGAAAATAGCCAGGCAGAGGACGTTGCCTTCCCAGGACTTTTTGGCGTTCGTGCGCTCGCGAGACAGGCGGCTGGCGGCGACCGCTCCTGTGGTGACGAGAGTCAGAGATACCGGGCCGTCCTGATCCGCCGGGAAAATGTAGGTGGTGCCGGTTTCCGCGCTGCCGTCGATCCGCAGGGTGCCGTTCTTTACCGCCGTCGCGGCAAAGGAGGAAAACACCGGGCCAGTCGCTCCCTCTGAGCCGTGAAAATCATAGACGGTATTATCTCCGAGGAGCGGACGGGCCTCCGTGCCGTCCACCGGGCGGGAACCGAGGGCGAGCCGCATCACGACAGTGCGGATGTTTGTCAGGCGCGTGGTGAAGTCGATGTAGTGATCCTGACGCAGCGCTACGCCACCACCAGCCAGGGCGACCGGCTTCAGCCCGTTTGTGCCGGCCACCGGGACGCCGTGATTGTCATTGCCGGAAAGATCCGTCCACTCCGTCAGGACATTGCCCGTGGAGACGACGCTGTCCGGCATCCAGAGCAGCTCACAGGTGCCGAGGGCGAGCAATTGTTCGGCGGCCGTTTCCTCCGGTTCCTCGGTGGACGCATAGACAGGCACCACACTTGACGGCGCGGACGGCGCGGCCGGATCTGATGGCACCGTTGGCGCGGTGGTCTCGGTGATCTCTCCGCACTGGATGACAAAGGACAGCGTGCACCAGCGCGGATCGGCGGGATCGACACGCGGGTCGATGCTGCTGATCACTGCGGCATCCTCACATTCCCACTCGCCGCCGTCGCTGCTGTAAATGGTGCAGGTGAGCTGGGTTTTCGGCGGGTCGATGGTCGCGTCGAAGCAGGCTTTCACCGAGGTGCTGGCCGCGGTGTTCTTCCGCCGCGCCATGACGGAGAGCGTGTATTTTCCCCCGGCTGTTTTTTCCGGAAAGGGCGTCGCCCATGCCTGGCGGAATTTTAAGCCGGGGTTGACGCCCTGGGAAAAGGACGGTACCACGAGCGCGTCGTAGTCCGTGAAGTCGATCAAGGTGACCGCGCCGATGACGACTTTAAAGGTGGATTTAACGGCCATTGATTTACGATTTTAAGAAAAGTCGGTGAAGTCCTGCAGATCGGCATCGGTGAGGGTGTGGCTTTCCGCGCCGAGCGCCGTGATCGCGGCCTCCAGCTCATCGCGCAGGCCGGGATAAAACGGCCCGCCGGCGGCGGTGAACCAGTGAGAGATCAGGATGGGGATCTCGTCGAGGTTGGTGTCATCCCCGAGGAGGAAGACCGGGTTGCCGCTGTCTCCGGCGATGACGCCGCGGTCGTAATCCGCCAGGAAGTCGAGGGATGACGGATCACCGAAAGGCAGCTCGCCGGGGGGCTGGAAGGTGGAGAAGGTGCCCCCGGCGGTGGCGATTTCTTTCACAAAAAAGCGCTCCGAGCCGCCGGCGGTGGAAAAGGCACAACAGCCCTGCAAGCCGGTCGGGAAAAAGTCCGCCCAGTCGGCGGGCAGCACCTGCACGGGAGTGATGCCGGCGGGCAGGTCGGAGGACAGCTTGCCGACCATGATGTCCGTGCCCGCGATCTGTGTCTTGGCTGTGATCGTGCGGTCGACGACGGTGTTGTCCATCTGGACAAAGCGCATCGTCGCCCCGGTGCCGATGTCGTAGTGCGCGGCCCAGACGACATGCCGCGGCGTGATGGCGGTGCCTCCCCGGTATTCCCCGCCGGTCGAGTTCCAGGGGGAGATGCCGGATAGATCGACCGTCGCGGAGATGGATGTCTTGCGCGTGTAGGCCGGGCTAGTGTGATTGACGGCGGAAAAAAGCGCCCAGCGGGACGGCGGGTCGGGATCGTCGAGAATGTCCAGATAGTCCTCGATTCCGCGGCGGGCGCTGCCGGCGGTGCCGCCGATGTAGTTGTCGGCCACGGACGGGGCGGTGCTGCGGAACTGGATGCGGTATTTGGCCGTGAAGGTGTCCTCGCCGGAGGTATTGGTCACGCTGAGGGTCGCGGTGCCGTCGGCGATGTGCGTGAGATTGACGATCAGCGGATCGCCGTCGATGGCGCAGGTGAAGACGGACTCATCCGAGGAGGCACAAGTGATGGTGCCGGTGGTCGACCCTGTCACGGTGACGTAGCAGCGGTAATGCTGCAGCAGGGCGGTGCCGGCGTCGTAGGCGCGGGTGCGTTTGTCCTGGGTGGTGGTGACGGAGGCGACGGGATTGGGCGAGGGCTCCTGCCCGGCGGGGACGACCTGCAGCTCGATGGCGAGCGCGGCGGCATTGTCCAGATCCACGATGTGGACGAGGCCGTCCGACGGGGTTTCATCCGGCGCGTGGCCGGCGGGTCTGGGATTGGTGATGATCTCGGGTGCGGCGGGCATCTTAGGTCAGGATGGTGTGGTGGGGTTTTATTATGGGAGATCCCAATTTTTGGCGTCCAGGGCGTCCTGGATGGCGGTGGTGACGCCCCCGGAAAAGGAGACGGATTCTGAGAAATCAATCTCCCCAGCGGTGGTGGCGCTGCGGTCGGGCAGATCCCCGATGAAATCGAGGACGGCGGCCTCATTCATGGCCGTGCCCCTGAGGAACACTTCCGACAGGGCGGGCGGGCAGTTGGTAATACGGACGACACGCGCGGCGTCCGGCAAGTTCAGGGTATTGATGCCGACCCAGTCCCGGAAGTGGTAGGTGACGACATCCGGCACGGCAAAGGTGGTGGCCGCTCCCATGTCTTCGGTTAAGCGCAACTCATCGGCCGCGTCCGATGCCTGACCGACGGCGGGGTTGGCGATGGTCACAGTGATGGTCACGGCGACGTTGTCATCGGTGGCGGATGCCGACACGCTGCCGAGACTTTCCGGCGGATCGGGAGACGCGGCCGCCGCGGGCGCGGCCAGATCCTCCGGATCGGAGGGGGAGGCCGCGGTGCCGGGCGCGGCCAGATCCTCCGGAGCGGAGGGGGAGGCCGCGGTGCCGGGCGCGGTGAGGATTTCAGGATCGTCAGGCATTTTACGGGAGAGTTGTCAGTTTTCAGTTGTCAGTTTTCAGATCAGGACAGGTTTTGTTTCAGACCGGTGTTGAGCGCGTTGCTCATGCCTTTGGCGATGATGGACGGGCGGAAGACCTGGCCTTTGGTCATGGTCGGATTGCCCTGTGTCTCCAGGACGCACCAGAGGTCAAAGACGCTGATGAGGCTGGAGGGCTGGCGGTAGAGCTGGACTTTCAGCCAGCCTTTCACCGGGGTGTTTTGTCCGCCGGGGACGAAGGAGGCGGCGTTGGCGGTGGCTCCGAGCAGCATGTCGAAGACGTTGTGATTGACCTGTTCCAGGCCGAGCACGCAGTCGAACTGCTTGCGCTTGACGATGATGTCCTGGCGCTCCATGATGGCGGGTGAGGAGCCCCAGATTTCCTCGGTCTGCTGATTGACGATGGGCTGGAAGCTGTTGATGATCCCGAGGGAATCATCCGTCCAGTTGCTCTCCGGATCGACGTCGGGTTTGACGGATGAGGAGACGGTGACGGAGTCGACGGTCTGGCCGTCGCGCAGGAAGTAAGCGTGAGCTCCGATAACGGATGCGTAGTTGGATGCCATGGTTTTCTAGTTGGTTAGTGGATGAATTTTTTAGGTATTGTCAGTTATTCGAGTTCCATGCGGAAGGTCACCGCGTGGACGAGGAATTCCGGGTCGGGTGTCTCGGCCCAGCGCTGGTAGTTGAGGCGCTGATCGTGGGAGGTTTTCTGGAAGCCGGGAAGTGTGAGGCCGTGCAGGCCGCCGCTGCCGTCGCCGGGGCCGGCGGGGGCGCGCAGGGTCTCCACGAGGTCGAGCTGCGGGGTGTAGTTGGCTCCCATGACGAGCGGATTGCTCCAGATGGTAACGACGGGGAAAAGGACGTCGATGGGCCGGTCGATGACGCTGCCGTTTTGCGTGATGTTTTCCCCGGCCAGGAGGGTGACAAGGACGGCGTGCGTGTTGACTTTTGCGATCATGGTGGCGATCTCACTGGTGAGGATGCGCGCCTTGTCATTGCGGACGGTGACTTTCGTGGAGTCGGAGAACGGCGTCAGCGCCTGGATGGCGGTGACGAGGGCGTCTTTGATGTCGTTGTATTGGGACAAAGTTGAAGTTTTCAGTTTTCAGTTTTCAGATCAGGCGGAGACGGTGATGCGGCCGCTGTAGGTCATGCGGAGGCCGCAGCATTTCGGGACGGGGCCGCGCGGGTCGGTGGCCAGGACTTTCCGGCAGCGGCGGTTGCGGCAGGTGAATTTCCGGCGCTTGCCGGGTGCCGGTTCGGCGAGGGCCTGCTCGACGACCTCGCGGATCTCGGGCGGGGCTTCGTCGGGCTTTTTAAAGAGTTGTTTGAGGCGCTTTAACATGACGTTTAAAGTTTTCAGTTTTTAGTTTTCAGAGCTTCGCTGCGCGGCGGCCTCGGCTTCGAGACGCTCCTGGTAATCGAGGGCTCCGATCTCGGCGGTGAGGGTGATCTCCTCGTCGCTCGGGAGCAGGCTGCGGTCTTGCGGGATGATGACGGATTTGAGGAGGACATACATGAGCACCAGCGTGTCGCCGGGGCCTTTCCGGGCGAGGAAGGCTTTGGAACTGCCGCTGTCTCCGTCTTCTTTTTTGGCGCGCCAGATGAAGAGGTCGTCGAATTCTCCGGCCCGGCGGCCGTAGGCGTCTCCATGGACGGGGATGGTGAGGGCTCCGGCGTTCCGCGCGCGGATGTGCAGGTCGGCAAAGGCGCGTCCAAGCCCGGGCACACCGATGAGGATGTCGGCGGCGGCAGCGTCCGAACGGGCCTCGACGGAATCCGCCGCGCCGGCCAGAAATCCGGTAGGGGATGCGCCGAGCCTGTCCGCCGTGCGGTGGCGTGTGGCGGCCAGCAGCGTGAGGTGCTCGCGGAAAAGCTCCCGCTCCCGCGCCGCGATGTGCGCGTGCAGACCGGCGCGCCGCTCGCCGGTGTAACCGGCGGCCATGATGGCGAGGACGGGTGTCTCGCGGATGCTGGCGGTGATGGTTAGAGTTTTCAGTTTGAAGTTTTCAGTTGGCAGTTTTCAGACGGGCTACCACTCGCGCGGGCCGATGGCGGCGGCGAGGTAGAGGAGGAGTTCCGGAATCCAGAAAAGGACGATGCGCAGGGCTTTGAGGGTGCCGCGGGTGCCGGTCTGCGCCTGCACCCAGAGCAGCAGCATGACGCCGACCTGCAGGTAGAGGAGCGCGGCGAGGATTGTCCAGAGGTTGAGGGTGAGGGTCATGATGCTGCGGCCACCTCCCTTTCCACCTTCCGGGCCCGGAGGTCGGCGAGGCGTTGCTGGAGTTTGGATTTGTAGACGGCGCGGCCGTCTTTGAGTTCGGTGAGGGTGGCGAGTTTTTTCCGCACGGCGTCGTCCATTTTTTTGACGGACAGGACGGCGGGCGGGAGTTCCTGCGGGTCTGAAATTCGGGTTTCGGGATTCGGGCTTCGGGTTTCCGGCAGTTCCATGCCGAGGCGGAGGCATTCTTCCCGGGGGACGGCGCGCTGGCGCATGCCGGAGTTGAACGCGAAGGGTGCGTGATTGACGTCGAGGGCGTCGTCGAAGTTTCCGCTGCTGCCGAGCTCGTCCCAGATGAGGTCGACCTTTAAAGCGATCATGCGGCCGTCCTCGCGGATTTCTCCGCCGACGCTCTGCCAGCGTTCGATCCAGTCGCGCGGCTCGTTGCGGTCGAAGCGGCGGATGAGTTCCCAGGCGGGAAAGGTGAACATTTCGGCGGCGGTCATGCCGGCCTCCCGGTAGGTGTGGCCGCGCAGGATCTCCGCCTGAGTGTCGAGGATGAAGTCCAGCCGGCGGCGGCTGCGGAGATCCTGGAAGGAGCCCTCGACAGCGGGCGGGACGGCGGCGTCTTCCGGCCGGCCGAAAGAGTTCTCGGCGGTGTAGCCGAGATCGACGAGCAGCTCACCGAGGAGCCAGCGCCGGGTGGCGCGGTCGCTCTGTCCGGAGACGATGGCCTCGACCGCTTTTTTGAGCGCGGAAACGAAGTCGGCGTGACTGCCGCGCGCCAGAAAGACGGAGCGGGCGCGGAGGTCGGCGGAAAAGGCCTCCCGCTGCTCCCGGCTGGAGAGCGTGCTCGGCAGGATGCCGCGGGCGGCGGCTGTGTCGAAGGCGGCTGTGGTTTGAGTTTTCAGTTGGCAGTTTTCAGTTGGCAGTTTTCAGCGCCCGCACCACGGTGGTTATGTTCGTGCTTCGGAATTCGGGGATTCGGGTTTCTCCCGGAGGATTTGTTCGAGGGTATTCTCCAGGTAGAGCAGGCAGCCGATTCTTTGGATGGGTGTCAGGGCCGCGCCCTGGTCGTGGATCATTTGGCCGAACTCGGTGAGGAGCGGGACGGCATCCGACGGGACGGGCGGCAGATCCTCCCGCCCGAGGCAGGCGGCCAGGTAGTGCATGCGGAGCATGGTGGCGGCGGCGCGGATCTTAAAGGATGGCAGCAGGCCGTTGTCCTGCCAGCGGTGCGCGATCTTCCGGAGCCACTCGATGAGGTGGAACTCTTCCGGGGAAAGGGCGTCTGGTGTCTGGGTGTTAGTCTTCAAAGTAGATGTCGACGTTTTGGTTGTCGGATTTAGATCCGCGTTCCATGTCGTAGATGGCTCCGCCGTTGTCGGCCTGGTGCTCGATGAAGTCGGCGATGGCGCCGGCGCGGTCGGGGTGTTCCTCGTCGGGCTCCAGGAACCAGTCGAGGAAGCGCTTCTTGTCGTCACTTTCCGGGAAGGACAGGTTGAGGCGGGAGCGGTATTTTTTTTGATCTCCGTAGGCCATGGTTTTTAGATTCCGTTTTGCTGGGTTCGGGTGAATTGGCGGGTGCGTCCGGTGACGGCGGGGCCTTGCGGGGTTTTTAGGATCTCCTCGGCCTCCTCATCGCTGTCGGGCTGGGCGACGGCCATTTTTCCGGCGGCGACATCCCGCAGGAGTTTTTCGGCGGACTCGACCTCGTCCTTCCGGGCGTCGCTGAGTCGCATCGTCGGAATGCGGGTGATGATGCTGCGCATGATGAGCGGGCCGGCGGCGATGACGAGCTCGTCGGGGATGTATTCCGCCTCCTCGTGCAGGCGGTTTTCCGTGTTGGCGGCGACATAGCCGCGGATCATGCGGACGACGGGCGTGGTGTGCTTGGCGAGGAGACCGGAGGCCGTCTGGGTGTCATCGAGCGCGGCGGCGAGGATGGATTCCAGCTCGGGGCCGGCGAGTTCGGTCAGCGCTTCGGCTTCTGTGAAAGGTATCCACATTGGAGTTTAAAGTTTTCAGTTTTCAGTTTTCAGCGGGAAGACTCCGGCAGGGTTGTGACCTCGCCGTGGGGCGGCTCGGGTTCGGCGGATCGTCGCTCGATGTCTTCCAGGACGCGGATGGCTTTGGCACAACTGGCGGCGATGGCGATGTTGAGTTTTTTTTGTTCCGGGTCTTTTTCGAGGACGGCGTTGGTCTCGTTGATTTCCCGGCGGATGGTGAGCTCGGCGATGGCGTGGTTCATGATCGGACTTTCAAAGAGGTGGAGCGGGAGCTGTCTTCGGGGAAAAACAAGGGAAACCTTCGGACGGCTCCCGCTCCGGGTGGTGCATGTTGGCAGCGAGTGGTGGTGGCGGGTTAGCTGAGGACGATGTTCCGGCTGCACTCGGCAGCCGTGACTTCGATGTCTTCCGTCCACTTGACGCGGAGGATGTCGGACGATGCTTTTTCGTCGCGGTAGGTCTCGACGCTGTCGATGTTCTCCGAGCCGGTCATGAAGCATTTCATGTAGGAGGGATCGTATTCGCTGGCGTTGTCCTGGCCGTAGAAGATGAGGACGTTGCCGCCGATCATCTCGGTGCCGGACTTGCCCTTGCCGAATTTCGTCGTGTCCTTGGTCAGGGTGGCGAGACGGATCTCGATGTCCGGATTGACCAGGAGACTGGCGAGACGCTGCAGCGTCATGTTGGCGACATCCGCGCCGGGGAGACGGTTGATGACGTTCGCGTGCTCTTTGAGCACGGCCCAGGCGGCGAGGCCGATGACCATACGGTTAGGGAGCAGCCCGGTGGCCGCGTGGATGGCGAGGATCTCGGCGTCGATTTCCTCAATCGGCTTTTTCGCCGCGTTCGACCAAACGCCCGCGCCGCTGGTCATGGTGCCGGCGTTGGCGATGGCTGCGGCATTGACGCGCGCCTGGTAGCTGAGTCCGCTGGTGGAGATCAGCGTCCGGGCCTTGGCCTCGCGGTGCAGGGTGGCGCGGTCGCCGGCGATGTCGTCCTCGAAGTCATCGATCGGGATCTCCAGGCCGTGCGGCTTACAATTGTAGGTGCCGTCCGACTGGCCGAAGATAATCCTTGTGGTTTCCCCGCCGATGGCTCGCTCGGTGTTGTAGGTCTGGAAGTCATTTTTCGACGAGTAGATTTTATACTGGCCGTTGGCGACGCCGCCGGTATCGACGCGCGGACAGAGGAAGTCCGCGACACCGCGGCCGAGATCCTGGGAGAATGCTTTCGAGTAGCTGGTCAGGTGGGGATCGACGGCGGCACCGCCGACGGCGTAGCCGAGGGTGAGCTCTCCGGCGGAGATGCTGCCGCCGTTGAGGGCGATGACGCCCAGGGCGACCATGGGCACGATGAGGAGGAGCGCGAGCGCCTGCATCCCGTAGAAGAAGATGCGGCAGTCGCGGTCGTTGGTGTTGGATTTAAATTTCATTTTTGGATGGTTTAAAGTGGTGTGTGTTTATACGGGTTCCAGTCAGTGTGTTTGTGTTCCTGTCAGGTTAGGACGCGGCTGGCTGGTCGGTCGGGCTGATGAGACAGGCGCGGACGAGTTCGTCGGCGTCACCGGCTTCGGCGGCGCGGGCGACGATGACGCGGTCGGTCTGCGTGGTGTATTTTTCGACGGTGGCGTCGGCTTTGGTGAGCAGGTAGTCACCGACAGCAACGGTGCCGCCGAGCTTGACAAAGGAGAGACCGGCTGCTCCGTCGAGGACTTCCGCGGTGATGGACAGGCCGTCGGCGCTGTTGACCGAGTCAACAACGGCATAAGGCACGTCCGTGGTGCCGTCGACGAGGGTGCCGTCCGCCTTGATGAATTTTCCCTCGTTGCCGGTGAAGTCGGTGGCGACGGTCATCGGGATGAGGGTTGAAGTTTGGGCTTTCATAAAGTTGGTTTTTCTAAGGTTTAAAAAGGTGGTTTAAAGTGGTTGTTACACGGGGCGGGTTGCAAACCCGCTCTCCTTATTGTTCTTCGGCGGCGAGTTCCAGGCGCGCCTGATTTCGCGCGGCGGTGTAGCTGACTCCATAGCGGTTCTTGATGGCCATGGTGCGGGCCTCCAGTTTTTTCATGGCGGCGTCGTGGGCGCCGTCCTCGGTGGCGCGCTCTTTCATCGGGGCGGGTTGCCCTGCCTGGGAGCGGTTGAAGATGGGCTTGGAGTCGCCGCGTTTTTGCGGGGCGGCTTTGATCTCGCGGCCGCGTGCCTCGATCAGCTTGACCGTGGTGTCGCGGTTGGCGACGTAGAGTTCTTTCAGCGCGCTGCGCTCGTCGGTGTCTTTGATGCCGTGCTCATCGAGCAGGCTGTCCACCTTGGCGGCTGCGATCTCTTTTTCGAGTTCGTCGGCGCGGTTTTGGATGGCTTTGAAATCGTCGGTCTGCTTGCGGACTCCGGCTTCCACATCCGCTGCGGATGCGTCTGCCGGGAGGCCGATCAGTGCGGCGATTGTGGCGAGTTCTTTCATATCTTTATTTTTCGTTTCGTTTGGTTTTTGGTTACGGTTGGAAATGGGTTTGCCGCCTTTTTTGCGCGGGTCGCTGGTGATCGCGAGGCGGTCGAGCGCCCAGGGGCGGTAGCGGTCGCCATCGATCCGGAGGAAGGAGGACGGGAAGTAAACGGTACTGAAGAAGCGGTATTCCCCTCCCTGGACGAGGCGGCGGCCGGTTTCCGTCCAGCGGATGCGGCCGTAGAGTTCTCCGTCCCGGATCTCGACGTCCATGAGCCAGCCCATGGCGGTGGTGGGCTTGGAGGAATCCAGGGAATCGTGATCCCGGTCGATGAGCAGGCCGGCGAAGTTGGGTTGCTCTTTTTTCTTGGCGAACTCACTGACGATGGAGCGCAGCGCGGCGTAGTCGACGACCTGCGTCATGTCGCCGAAGGCCTCGGTGTCCGGCGTGAAGGTCTCTCCGGAAACCTCGATCTGATACCAGTGATCGTCCGGGAGTGTGAAGGTCTCGTCGGCGAGCTGGGCGCGGTTGATGATGGGCGGGATTTCCTGAAAGATGGCGTCGGGAATTTTCATGCGGATACTGCGGGATTGTGTGTGCCGTCGATGTAGCCTGCGAGGGCGGCGGCGGTGAGTTGCGCGGCGATGGCGTCGGCATCCCGCGCGCTGCCGGCGGTGTCGGCGAGCATTTGTAAAAGGTCGGCGGTTTCCTGGTCGGAGGTGGACTCGGTGAGGAGCTCCAGGATGGCGCGGATGTCAGGATCGGCCGGACGGGTGTCGCGGTTCTTGACGGGTTCTTCCTCCTGTGGCACGGGCGTCCCGCCCGTGGTGTCTGTGGCACCGGATTGTTCTGTGTCCCCCTCTTCAGGGGCTTCGGTCGCTTGCTCTTTTTTGGGATCGTCAGGGTTCACGGGCGGGACGCCCGTGCCACTTTCAGTTTCATCCACGAGCTCGTAGCCGCTTTTTTCCTCCAGTTCTTCTTTCGTCATCTTGTAGCCGGCTTTCTTGACTGCGGCGGCGTCTTTGATGACCTGGCTCGGATCGGTCTCCTCACCGGCGCAGATTTCAAACTTCCGCAGGATCGGCTTTCCGGGAAACATGGCCTCCAGGTAGGGGCGGGCGATGTCGGAGTCGATCAGCTCGCTGATCTCCATGGCCTCGGCCTCGGCGATGGCGTCGAAGGTGTCGGCGTGGGCATTTCCCGCGAGGGTGCCGGAGCCGGACTCGGTGAGCATGGTGAGCTTGCCGCCGGTGCCGCGCAGGACGACCTGGGCGTCCTGGTAGTCGATGTGCTCCTGGAAGGGGTTCGTCCCGCGCTCGCCGGCGTCGACGGTCTTGACGTCGGAGCCGTGCGGGAGATAGCCGCGGGTGTCGCTGGCGACTGCCTCGGCGGCGTCCTGGTATTCGTCCTTGAGATCGTCCGGGATGTCGGGCGGGCCGAAGACAAAAAGCGGCGGGATGCCGTAGCTCTCGACAAAGCCGTCCCAATCCTTTTGCGACATGTTCTTCCGGACGTAGCAGACGAGGGCCACTCTATTAATGGGACGCTCGACCTCGCGGATGAGCAGGCGCTCGAATTGTTCGTCGGTCAGTGGTTCGCCTTTATAAGTGGAGCGCTTGAATTCCGGCACGATTTCCCAGCGGCCGTTGAGCCCCTCGCGCACCCAGTGCCACTGCGGGATGTGGCGCAGCTCGGTGAGTCGACCGGTCTCATCGTAGACTTTTTCCAAATGGGAGAATCCCCGGAAGGATGCCTGGGAAAGATGCGCCCAGGCGGATTTGAAATTTTTGATGCCGTTGAAAAGCTCGCGCAGCGCCTGCTCCTGGCGGAAGCCGAGGTCGCCGTAGAGGGCGCGTTCTTTTTCCTCGATCTCCCGCTGACGGCGGACGAGCCGCTTTTCGGCGGGCTCCTCTATATAGGAGGAATTCCGGCGGATGTCCCAGTCGAGCTTTTTGATGGCCGACTCGCGGCGGTCGATCACCGCGCCGAGGGTGGCGTCCTGCATCTCGATGAAACGGTAGAGCCATTGGAGGCCGACGTATTTCCCCTGCTCGCCTTCTTCCAGGTAATGGATGGCACCGGCGATGTTCAGACCGCGGAGCGGGTTGAACTGATCCCGCCAGCGGTTGGCGGCGCGAATCTGCAGCCCGAGTGTCACGGTCTGGATGGCCGAAGCGGCCGCCGCCTTGAAGCGATTGAAAATCGCGAGCGGAGAACGCTTTTTGGGCTTGTCATCAAATTCGGGCATTGGAAAGGTCAGGAGAAGTTAAGGAACCGGTTTAAATCGCTTTAAACGGGGGTTTTTTCGGCTTTGGAGGCGGTTTGAGTGTCGAACTAGCGGAAGTCGTGATTTGGGGCGTTTTTTTTGAGTTTTGAGAAATTGGAGATTTTCAGCCGAGGAGGGCGCGGTTTTTGCGGTAGGATTGGGCGCGGGATCGGCGGGATTTTTTGCGGAAAGAGGCGGGCAGGGCGGGTGTGGTGGCCTGGGCTCCGGCGTGGAGCGCGAGGGCGGCGGCCCAGAAGCGGTCGGCGTGGCCGTTCGTCCCCCGGTCGGCGGCGAAGCGGATATTCCCGGCGGCGGTGGTTTCCTTTTTGATGCTGCGCAGGTCGGCGCGGATTCCATCCCGGTAAGGGATGCGGATATTCCGGTCTTCAAAGGCGGCCCGGAAGGGGTAGGCCAGTTCCTCCTTCACCGGGCCGGTGAAGTTGACCGGCTCCACCTTGTATTTGCCGAAGCGTTCCTGCGCCCGCTCGGCGAACTGGCGGCCGATGCCGGTATTGTCGATGCAGCAGCGGCGGACGTTTCCGAGCTGGAGGATCTGGTAGAGCTCAGTCTCCTGGTCGGCGAAGCGCTCCTTGTGCAGCTCGATCACCTGCCGGGTGAAATAGACGCCGCCGAACTTTTCCACCACCCAGATGACGGTGAGGTCATGCTCGCGGCCGACGTCGACGCCGACGTAGAGTTGGCCCTCACACTGATCCAGCGGGGTTTCCCATTCCTCGCCGCGCCGGTATTCGCAGGAGGCAATCAAATCATAAGGCAGGAAGGCGCTGGCGTCGTCGCCGGGGACGCACATGTATTCCTGAAGGAACTGCTCCTCGTCGGAGCAGCGATTCCGCTGGTAATTAAAGTAGTCCGCTTCATCCATCTGCATGCGCGGATCTTCCGGGCGGAGCTTGGACTGCAGTTTATACAAGAAGCCCTGGTCGAGAGCATCCTGCAGGGTCACACGGTGGTGGCTGAAATTTTTCGGGTTCCCTTTTTCGAGGATCTCGCGGATGAGTTCATTGAAGAAATTCGCGCTGCCCCGGTGCGTGGAGATAATGCCCATGTCGCCGCCCCAGTCGATACAGGGCATGCTGATGTCATAGACGTCGCGCGGATTGTCCCGGATGGCGAACTCATCGTGGCGGACGCGTCCGCCTTTTCCGACGAAGGCGTCGGGGTTGGAGGTCAGGCCGTTGATGCGGGTGCCGTTGGCGAAGGCGATGACGCGGGCGGACTGCTTGCCGTCATCGAGGAGTTGCAGGCCCATGTCTTTGGCCCCGGCATCCAGCATGCGGGAAAATTTGGAACAGTAGAGGATGAACTCCTTGGCGGTGATCTCATCCTTGGACGACACCCAGGAATCCCACTGCGCGGCATCCGCCTCCGTGGGCGCATGTCTTTGCACCAGCTCGTAGCTGGTGCCGAAGGTCACGCCGATGCGGCGGCTCTTTTCCATGATCTTCATGAGCGCCTTGTCCTTGATCCAGGCTTTTTGATAGGCCAGGAAGAAGGCGTCCGTCTCCGGGAAGCACTGACACGCGCCAGCGAAGGACTTCGGGACGAAGGCCGGGCGCTTTTTGGTCTGCGTGTCTGTGAGGATTTCGACCATCGTTAGAGCATCTTGAGTTTCTTCTGCATGGCCTCCAGCGCCTCGACGGTGAGCACTCCGGTCTTGCCGGCCGCCGTCTTGGCGTTCTCGATGAGCTGCCGCGCGGCTGCCGCCTCGCGCTCCATCTTCTCCAGGCGAAGTTTTGTCTCGCGCGCCTCCCGCCTGTCGGCCCGGGCCTTTATCATGAGCTTGCCCATGAGGTCGAAGGCCTCCAGACTCTGTCCGGGCAGGCTGGCTTTCTTCATATTGTGCAGCAGGCCCCGGTGAAAGTGCGCGTCCACCTGGTCGGCGATCTCCTCCGGGGAGAAGCTGCCCTCCTCTTTCATGAGTTCCTCGAAGGCTTCCGTGCTGCTCTGCACGGCCGCCATCTCCTGGCGAACCTGGTAGCGCTGAAACCACTCCGATAATCGCGGCGCAGAGGGCCGATAACCTGCCAGTGATTCGATGGAGTCGATGCATTCGTCGTATTTGTTGGCCAGATAGAGCGCGGCGATCTCGTCCTGTGTCTCATCGGGGAGACGGTCGATTTTTCCGCGTGGTTTTGGCATGGTTAGGAAGTTGTCAGTTGTCAGTTGTCAGACGGATGCGGCTCCGCGTTCGGTGAGGTAGTAGACATCGACCTCAAGTTCGTGGTTGTGGCTGAAAGCGAGGTTGCCGCGTTCCAGGTTCCAGTCGAGGGCGCGGGTGAGTTCGGCGTCCTCGAACTGGATGCCCTCCGCCTGGGCGAGGTTGGCGAGCAGATCCCTGGACAGGCGGCGGGGCGCATTGTCGGCGAGGATGGCGCGCACCTGGGAGCGCAGCATTTTTTCAGTGGTGGATGTTTTAGCCATGGTGAGTGGTTTTTCGGGTTTCGGATTTCGGGCGGTTCGGGTTTTCTCTAATGCATGTGGTCGTCGGTGGCGTCGTCGACGATGCCGCGCAGGTGGGCGGCGGCCTGGTGGTTCCCGGTGGCGTTCATCTGGCCGGCGAGGAACTGGAGAGCGCCAAGAATTTTTGCGTTTTTGTTATGCAGCTCTTTCCGGCCCTTGTAGCCGGACTCGCTGATTTTTTGAATGAGGGCGGAGAGTTTCTCCACCTCGCGTTCGATGTGCGCGGTGTGGGGTTTCCCTTTTCCCCGGGCTGTCTGCACCTGGTTAAAGAGCCAGAGCACGCCGCCGCAGAAGATGATGGCCTGCATGACGAAGGGCGCGTTCGTCCCCTCGAAGAGACCGTATCCCAGGAGGGCGACGCCGCCGGCCTTGGCGACGACCGCGCCGGCGGCGGTGTCCTGGATCATGTGGGTGAGCATGTTGTCTAGCAAAATGTCAGGCTGTGGCGGATGAGAGGAGGCGGGTTACTTTTTGGAGTCTCTGAAAAGGATGCCCCAGCGCTTCTGTTTAAAGGTGGCCGAGCCTTCGTCCTTGGCTTTTTTGATGCGGGCATTGAGCCGGTCGAGCGAGGCCTGCAGTTTCTCCGGCAGTGTCCAGGTCTTGGAGCCGGCGCGGCGTGAGACGGTGGCGCGGTCGTGGGTGAGGATCACGTCTCCCTTCCGCACGAGGAGGTTGGTAACGAGGATTTCGGTCTCGTCGGCTTTTGCCTTGGCCCGCTCGGCGGCGCGGCGGGCGCGGATGTAATCGCTGAGGATCTTCCGGTCGGCGGCGGTCAGGTCTTTGGATTGGATGGTGGATTTATCGGACATGGTTTTCTTCGGTTTTCGGATTTTGTGAACGTGCCGCTGTCTGACGAATTCGTTTTCCTTTATCGTCTTGGGCTCGCGGCGCTCCCGTTTCGCGGTGGAATGCTGTTGTTAAAGATTGGGTTCGATCCAGTAGTGGGAGACGCGGGTGCCGTCGGGCAGGTGGCGGAGCTCGCTGCAGAGGGCCTCGCTGTCGAGGAGCAGGCCCTTGGTTCTAATCTCGTGGATGCGCGCGCCGAGGCGCATGCAGTGGAATTTTTCCAGCGCCTCACCGGGGGTGAGGGGGTTCTTTGTGCTGCTCTTGCGCAGGCGCTTGAGGATCTGTGTGATCTGGGATTGTTTTTTCGCGGCCATGGTGGTTCTGTTTTTTTTCGGGTGCTGTCAGGCGGCATCGCGCAGGCGGCGGATGCCGAGCACGCGATCCATCGGGAAGGACTGGATATTGACGCTGTCAGACTGGTTGCCTCCGAGGAGGAGGATGCGGCCTCCCTCGACACCGGCGAACATGCCGACGTGTCCGGAGCTGCTGTCCCGCGATCCGCGCCAGAGGATGACGACATCCCAGCCGACGCGGGCCTGCTCCAGGGAGACGCGGCGGCCGACATTGAGCCAGGAGCGCGCCATGAGGCTCTTGCTGCGGGGTAGACGCAGCAGCCAGGCGATGTAATTCATAAACGCGGCGCACCAGGCGACCTCGTCATTCTTCGGCCAGTCCGCATCGAGCCGGAGCATGGCCAGGATCTGCGGGTTATCCAGGCTGCCGGGGATCTCTTTGACGCCAACAAAGCGCTCGGCCATCCGGTAAAGGGTGATCGGCATGCCGTCACCGGCGGGCGCGGCGGCTGCTGTCTGTGGACTGGATTTCATAAAGAGGCGGCGGAACCAGTTCATTTACTTCGATCCTCCCAGGGGGTGGCCATCTTCGAGGGCATCGCGGATGATGACGATGTCGTCGGCGGTGATCTCGTTTTCCTCCGGGGTGGTTTCGGCGGCCTTGTCGGTCTTGCCGACGCAGACGCAGAGTTCTTTTCCGCTGAGGGTGCCGTAGATTCCGAGGCCGAGGTTTTTGGCGCGGTCGGTGACGGCTCCGGTGATAGCCTTCCCCGTTTTACAGGATGTCAGGGTGAGCGCGCAAAGGGCGGCGAGGAGGAGCACGGCGAAGTTGCCGAAGTAGTCCCGCCGTCGCATGCCGCCGGCTTTCTTTATCTTCCGCATCCAGATCCAGTCATCGATGCGCAGGAGCAGGGCCGCGAGGATGTAAAGGAGCGCGATGGCCGGCCAGAGAAGTATCTTGGTGCAGTCACCGATGGTGATGCGGTCGCCGCGGTTCCGCTGGCTAAAGATAAACGCGCAGCCGATTCCGATGTAGAGAATAGAGCCGAGGAATACAGCGAGCGAAGGCCCCGACCAGGTTCCCCCCGCCGGAGCCTCCGCTGCTGTATGTCCGAGTGCCGAGCTGTCGTGAAGATGCACGGCGGGTTGTGGCCGCCGCGTGTCATCATCATCACAACCTACCGAAAAAAGAGAAAGGCCGGCGATTCCGAGAAAGAGCAGGAGCGCCGTGACGGAGGAGGTGCCGCCGGTGTTGCTGGTCTCGGTGCCGGTGTCGTCCGCGGTGCCGCGCGCCATCTCGGCCACGCGGCTGGCGGCGATCTCCAGAATGAAACCCAACAGGGCCAGAATACCGGTAATGATGGCCGCGCCGTAGTTTTCCATAATGAGCGCGCCGCCGGTGGAGAAGCTGGCGATCCAGTTGAGGAATTTCAGAACCTGCCGGCGGCCCCAGGAGTTGAGGAATTTATGAATCAGCGGCATGGAGGCACCGATGACGCCGGCGGCGATGGCTCCGGTGAGGCTCTGCGGATTTTCCCGCACGCGCTCTTTGACGATCTTGGAAATGGATGGCTTGGACATGCGGCAACAAACCACGTCCTGACCACCGCAAAAGCGCAGCCCGCACAGCCCGCGAATCCCGCGCAAAAATCGGATTTTTACCCCTTTGAACCGCGTTTAATCAATCGCTCTGAATGGGGATTTTTGCAACTGCGGGCACAAAAAAACCGCCGCCCCCCGAAGGAGACGACGGCCCGAATTGCCCCGGAGGGGCGAGAGTGGTTTAGTCTTTGTCGCAGTAAGTGGCGTTATACAGGGCTTTGATGAGGATTTCCTCCGTTTCGGATTCGTCGGTTTCTTCGTCGTAGATTTCCCGCGTCAGAACCATTTCGAGTCCGGGGGCGAAGTCGTCATCGTCGGCGAAGCAGTCGAAGGCGGCGCGGGCGTCGCTCTCGTCATCCCAAGTTACGACATCGAACGAGCCTTCGCAAAACTTCTCGCCGTCGTAACGGAGGTAGGTTCCGGCGGCAGTCATTCCAGATCCGCGCATAGCGGAAGCGTGTTCGGTGGTGGTGCGGATGGTGATTTCGTAAGTAGTCATTTTTTCACCCGCGCTCTCAGCGGTATCGGCGAAAGGTGTTTCCGCCCGGTCATGCCTTTGACCGGGGGGGGAGTTTCCCGAGGGGGTGAGATTTAGTCTCTGCCGTTCGTTTTTGCTTCTGCAAGCTCCTTAAGCGAGGCGATCCTTTGTGGCCCGTGATCTTCCATGTCCCCGTCCACCGCAGACTCCTGCACGTCCCTAACAATTTCGGAACTTAACCCATCAGCAATCAATTCCGCAGCCATTTTATCGGCTGTCTCATTGTCGGTAACGTATTTTGTCCACCAGTCCACATCCTCCTGAGTCATTTCCCAGCAGCCTTCAGCATCATTCCAGGTATTGCCGTGTCCGCTGTTACCATGTACATCCGGGAGACATCCAGTCGATCCCCATTGCTTCTCTCGCCTCCGCAATGTTTCGCGGCTTTCGGGAGTTCCCACCGCCACCGTCCGTTCTCACCCGCCCCTCAACAAATCCCCCCGTTCCAGTCACGTCGATGGGTTCCGGTTGCAGGTCGTGGCGGCATTCGGTCGGCCATAGCCAGATATTGCTTTCAAACCATCTGTGACGCCTCACGCCCAACCCGAAAGCGGAACCGCAGATCGTGACAGGATTGTGTAGCGGTGCGCCAACTACGTTTTCAATGATCCAAGGGGTGCGCTAAATCGCTCTGCTAATCAATGTGTCTTTTGCCCCGAAAGCGGATAGTGTCGCCCTCCGCAATCGTCGCCCAACGTTCGGAACTGGTCTGTATCGCCCGAAGCCCGTCTCCGTCACGAACCATCAACAACCATTGTTCCGACGATCCGCTAGGTGTGAACGAGACGTTGCCGCCGGATGTGAATCCCATATCGACCGAACTGGTGTCGGGAATGTATGTTTTCTGGGCAACTATGCCCGATTTAATCGGGATTTCGCTGCAACCAACGCAGAACAAGATTATGGAGATCAACCCATACCCCGCTGCGAGTTTGTTTACTTTCGATTTCATCATTGTTTTGTGGTGTTGCGAGCCGCGCCCTCGGTATGGGGGGACTCATGTTTGGCGTTCCCCCAAAGCCCGATCCGAAAACCGCAAACATCCCGGCTGGAAGGTGAGCGGGATCTCGCCGACGGGGCCGTTCCGGTGTTTGGCTACGATGAGGGTGGACTGGCCCTCCAGTTCCTTCCGCTCGTCCTCGTCCTCGGCGTAGTAGTCCTCACGATACAATAAACCGACAATGTCGGCATCCTGCTCGATGCTGCCGGACTCGCGCAGGTCGGCGAGCTTGGGGATGCCGCCGGCGCGGCCCTCGGCGTTGCGGTTGAGCTGGGCCAGGACGATGAGCGGGATGCCGAGCTCCTTGGCCAGGCCCTTGAGTCCGGCGGAGATTTCCGACACCTCGACCTGCCGGTTTTCGGCGGCCTTCTTCGAGGTGGAGCGCATGAGCTGCAGGTAGTCGACGACGATCATCTCAATGCCGTGCTTCCGCTGCATGCGGCGGGCCTTTGCCCGGAGTTCCAGGATGCTGATGCCGGGCGTGTCGTCGATGAGCAGCCGCGCCTTGGCCAGCTCGTCGGAGGCGTGCATGAGGCGGGGCATGTCGCCCTTTGACAGGATGCCCTTCCGCACGCGGGAGGCGTCCACGCGGGCGCGGGAGAATAGCAGGCGCTGCACCAGCTCGTCGGTGCCCATCTCCAGGGAGAAGACACCGACCGGCTTCCCCTGATCACAGGCCACGTTTTCCGCGATGTTCATGGCAAAGGAGGTTTTCCCCATGCCCGGGCGCGCGGCGATGACGACCATCTGCCCGCCTGTCAGTCCGCCGGTGCTGCGGTCGAAGTCCCGGAACCCTGTCGGCAGGCCGAGCACCGCGCCCTTGCTCTCGATCATCATCTCGATCTTCTCCACGGCGGCCAGGACGCTGGCGCGCAGATCTTTTTCCCCGTCCCGCGCGGCGTGCCCGTCGCGGATGGCCAGGACGCTGGCCTCCAGATCGTCCAGCAGCTCGCCGTAATTTTCCCCGGCATCATAGCCGCGCCCGGTGAATTCCTGCGTCAGCTCGATGACATGGCGCAGGACGCTTTTTTCCTTCACGATGCCGCAGTAAAATTCCGCGTGTCCGGCATCCGGCACAAAGGACAGGATCTCGGCGATCATCGTCGGCCCGCCGGCCTTGTCCATGAGCTTGCGCTTTATCAGTGTCTCCTGCAGTGTCACCGCATCGACCGGGATGCCCTCCGCATCCATGGACACTAACAGCGCGAAAATCGTCCGCGCGTAGGGCATGTGAAAATCCTCCTCCCGCAGCAGCAGGACGACCTCCCCGATGACGGTGCCCGGCTCCAGCAGCATGCAGGATAAAACCCCCATCTCCGCGTCACGGGAACAAGGCAGGGATTTGGTCACGTCACTCATCGCTTTCCCCCTTATCCAGTGCAACCCACGCGGAGAAGATCACAAACCACGCCAGTTGCCAGAAGGCCGCCTGCCAGTGCCCGTCGATGGCTGAAGATACCGCCATACCAATGATGAATCCCTTTGCTGCGTCACTCATAACGTGGCAGGAGCGTCCCGCTCCTGAGGTTGTGCGTCCAACTTGCTTTGTCGGCGGATTTCGAGAAGTTCCAGGCACTTCTCGAAAATATGTTGCGACACTTGTTGGAGTTCGCCGGCGGCGGCAGATTCGATTTCATAACTGCCTCCCCACGTCGCGCGATGCTGTATTCCGGCGCGGCTCTGGTAGAGTTCATCTAAATCACTTAACAATTCAGCGTCCCGCTCCTGTGCTTGTGCGTCCAACTTCTCAATCGCCCGCCGCAGGTAGATCGCCTTGTCGAGCGTTTCCTCATAGGCGTGCTGCAGCCAGTCCCTCAGGCTGAGCGGATTCTCCTCCACCGTGGCGCCGTATTTCGCGCGCCCCAAAGCCTGCCGCTTTGCGATGTCCTCGCAGACGCGCTTTTCTGTGCCGGTTGCATCCTCTCTCACACCCGCCTCCCTTCCGCTTTCCTGACACTCTCCTCAAGCACGCGATACTTGCAGCCCTTGCGCGGCTGATAGGCGTCGAGGATGCCGACCTGTATCAAATAGTAAACGCTTGACCGGTTCTCATAGCCGAGACGGCGGCGGGCGGTCTCGATGCTGACGGTGCGCTCGCGGGCGGTCTCCCGCTTGACGACGCGGGGCGTGACCCGGGCGCTGCCGTCCGGCAGGCGCGTGACCTTGAGCTCCGTCTCCAGACCCGACGCCGCCAATGCCTCCAGATCGAACGGCAGCTCGAACTGTTCTGGTTTTTCCCTGGACTCTGCAAGCGCGGACATGCGCCTGCAATAAGAATCTAATTTAGAAATCTGTCAAATGCGGATTTCTAAATCATCGGTCGCGGATCTCCTCAGTGAGACGCTCCTCCATGGCGCGGATCTCCGCGCGGATGCGCGCCTCCTCGGGCGTCATCATCCCGGCATCAATTGCCTGCTGCTCCAGCTTGCGCCTTGTTTTTTCCTGCTCCGCCATGGCCCGCTCGTTTGTGCGCTCCCGCGCCTTGCTCGTGAGCTTTTCGCGGTCTTCCGCATTGATGATCAGCGCGGCGTCCCTGTTCTTCTCCGCCGCCATGTGGCCTCCGAGGAGGATGCCCGCGATACCCAGGATTAAAACCAGCGCGTAGATGAGTGTTTTATTTTCGTTCATGGTTAGGATTCCTCCCTTTCGTAGTTAGTTGTTTTACGGGCGGCGCGGATGCGGTCGCTCATCTCATCCCACAGCACCTGCAGGACGGCGAGCAGGAGGCGGCGCTCCGCCTCGGTGCCGTGCTCCAGAATGTACTCGGCACGGAAAACCGCCTCGCCGTCCGGATCGGGTTCATCCTGGAGAGTGATCACGGGAGACGTGCGCGGCGGCGCGGCGGTTCCCTCTTTTAGGAGACGCTGCAGGGAGCGTGTCAGGCCGGCGCTGAATTTCTGATGCGCCGCCTTTTGCAGGGTGGACGCACTGGCCGCCACCTCGGTGGCGATGCGCTCCGTCGACCAGCCGGTCACCGCGCGCACGGTGTTGAGGAGTTCTTTCTGCTGGCGCAGAATTTCGGCGTCTTCATCGCGCCCGGTGTTCGTGTTCATGAGGTGGATAAAAAAATTTAGCAAAATGTGATTATTCGGTTGCATGTTTCTAATTTAGGTTTATAATGTAGAAACATAACCCGCTATTTAAGAAATTCAACTTTTTGAGCCAATGGCCACAACCACAAGCAAACCAAAAAACAGTCCGACCGGTCAAGTCAAATGGGCACAGTTCCGCGCCCGCGTTTTGACATCCCGCTTTCAGACCCTTGAGCGCCTGGCCGATCACATCGGCAAGCACGTCAACTCCATCCGCGCCGTCATCCGTGACGGCGTCTCCATGCCTGACGTGGAGAAAAAACTCCGCGTCATCGGGTTGATTGACTAATAGAAAAGAAAAATTTCAGGGTATAGAATGTATGGAGGCACCAACACCAAAAAAGAAAGGCCCGCACGGCGGGCAGGAACAAGTGAGGGAGGCGGTGAACCGCATCATCACCATCACGGCCGGTCTGCCGGTCGCTGAGGCACGGAGGTTTATCGGCGGCATCCTCAGGATGGATGACCGCGAGAAGGAGCGCCTGCACGAGCTGCACGATTCCCTGCGCAGCGTCACGCGGAAGCTGGAAACCCTCGGCGGGGAATCCCGCCACTAAACAGACGGCCCGGCGGGCGGACGCAAACTCCCCGCCCGCCGGGCCAGAACTACCGAATAAACATGCCTGATAAACCACAGAAAACAGACAGCGAAAACCCGCTCGCGCCGATTGACGCGCAGCTTGGCACGGCCCTGCCGGATCTCCGGAAAAAGGCCAGCGCCATGGCCTACTCCGCCGCCCGCGTCGGCCTCCTTTTGCACAAAGGGCGGGAAATCCATCACCTAAGTGCAACGGTTGCACTTAGGCGGGGCGAAGACGGGAAACTCCTGCAGGGAGACGGTTTTACCCATTGGGCAACAACGACTCACGGACTCTGCAAGCGCACTGTTTACAATCTGCTCAATGCCGCCGCGAATGCCGTTTTATCTCTCCACCCCGACGCATCGCCGGAGGAGGTGCACACCTACGATCTGAGCATCCTGGACGAGGTGGAAAAACGCGACCTGCTGGCCGGCCGCGCGCTCGCGGCGGATCTCTACAAACCGCCCGCAGACCCGAACCAGCTCCCCGGCGAATTCAAGGTCTGGATCTCCGAGGCGCTCGCCGCGAACAAGAGCAAGAACCCGCTGCAAAGCGTGTGGAAAGCCGCTTTAAAGCTGCTCAAAACATGGGAGGAAAACCCCAAGGCCGCCAACATGCTGCCGGGTTACGAGCACTCCCCGCCGCGCTCGGAGAAAAACAACAACCTCCCCTGCGGCTGGACGCTGGAGGCGTTCGAGGACTGCATGCCCTCCGGAGGGCAGGAGCCCGATCCGCCGGCGCAGCTCCTCTTCGCCGGCTTCCACGACCAGGCGGCGGAAATCGCGGAAAAGCTGGCCGCCTGGGCCGCGCGGAAAAAGAACCCGCTGGCCGGTGCCGACACCGGACAACTCCGCGACACCCTCGCCTGGCTCCAGCAGGCCGCCGGCGCGCTGGAAAAACTGATCAACAAGGGCGGCTGAAAATCCGAATCCCCGAAATCCGAAAACCGAACATAACAAAACCAAAAAAACAGAAAAAACCATGAAGAAATCGAAATTGAAGAAGGAAATTAAACAGGCGAAAGAGCAACTGCTCATGAAACTGTTGGAGCTTTACCGTTCCCAATTTTTGGACAAAGCCACAAATCCGATCATCATCCACCGCAGCGGCGCGGCTCCCGGATGGATGAGCATCAAAGCCGCCGGCGAAATTGCTCAGTTCCTGGGCGAACAAAACGCGGTGGCCTACCCCGACGACGAGCAGCGCGTCCTCATCACCGAGGCCGGCGCGACACCCGAGGAAAACGAAGTCAGCGAAGGCTTCCGCGAGGACGGCGTCTGGTATTACGCCTCCGGCAACGAGGCCCTTGACCAGGACGCGGTCATCGCCTGGCGCGAACTGCCGGAACCCTACATCCCTGTTAATGGCCACTCACACCCCGAAGCCGCCAAAAACGCCCAACAAATCCCCGCCGAAAAAACCGACGACTAAGCCCGTGGCATGAGCGTCCCGCTCATGATCTGAAAACTGAAAAACCAAAAAACAAACCTATGAAAATCACCGCACCCATCAACGCCCTCGGAAAGCCACTCGCTCTCCCGAAGCCGGAGAATATGCACATCAGCCTCACCGTCGAGGAGGCGTGTTATGATGATCCGGACGAACATGCCACCACACTGTGCAGCACCTCTCATACTGCAGCCGCCGCCTTCGTCTACACCTCATCTCTGCGTAAGGCCGCTCTCAAACTGTTGGGGGACATCGTCCCGCTGAATGAGCACATGACGCACTGGGAGATTACCTTGGTTGTCTGCGACCTTTCCGCCGACTGCCTCGATCCCTCCTGGACGGCATCCGCAACGACGGAAAACTCTGCCGAAATTCACAACTGCGTCGTTGTCCTCGCCACCGCCCTCACAAATCTCAAAGCGGGCTGAAAACTGAAAACTGAAAACTGAAAACTGAAAATATGTCCCACTACCGAATCACCATAGACCCGGCCAAGGCTCCGTCAAAGCCCGGCCATAACAATGACACCGTCGACGCCACCCGCCTCCGCGTGGAGGGTGACCAAATCACCACGCTGAAAGAATGGACGCGCGTCCTCGGCGTCTTGAAGGAGGACGGCCGCCTGCTGCTGGGCAGCCGCATCCAGCAGATCTGCGCCCGCTCCGCCGACAGCACCACCAGCCCGGTGAATCTCCTTTTCAGCGAGACGGAGATCGACCGCGACGAGGGGCTCCAGGAAATGCGGAACCTTTTCCGGAACGCCTGCGAGACCGGCTGCTGGCTGGCCGCGTCCCTCTGGGTGGAGGAGATCTGCCTGGAGAGTTCCGCCCGCTTCTTCAGCGTCATGGACGCCCGCGCCCTTAGCGAAAGAAAGGAGGCCGCAGCCGTATGAAACTCTCGAACAATCTCGTAAAGAATCTCTTCCTCGGCATGGAGGCGCGCCGCGCGCAGCTCAATGTCGACCCGGTCAAATTCACGCTCCTCATGCGCCTCTGGATCGCCCAGGATGGCGACCCGCAGGCGCGCATCACCCTGCGCCGGCTGGAGACGGAATACTTCACCCAGGGCACGCTGAATTTTCAGCTTAAAAAACTCGCGGCCCTCGGGCTGATCACCCTCAGACAGGAGGCACGCAGCCCGCGCGGCGGCATGCCAGCCCTCATCGCCACCCTCCGCCCGGAAGTGTGGAAAATGTTCCAGAGCCCGGAGGGGGAAAAAAAGGAGGTCACTGCATGAATGCCTTCGACGGAATGATCCTCCTCGCCCTCGTCCTTTCCGCCTGGCTCTGCTGGGATGGCTTCCGCAGGTGGCGGAAGACCGCCGGCGAGCGCCGGGTGCGCGAGATCCGCACCCAGCGGCTGCTGGATGCCGCCCTGGATAAGCCGGACGCCTACCGTGTCACCACGGCGGAGCTGATCGAGCAGGTGGCGAAGAATTGTTACCACAGCGCCGTCGCCACTGAGTTTATTTATCTAACCGATGGCGAACAGCTCACCATCCCGAATTGGGACACTCTCAGCGACAGCGAGCGCGCCATCTGGATCGCCGCCGCGCGCGGGCACCTGAGGAGATAGACCCGACAGGAGCGGGACGCTCCTGCCACACTGAAAACTGAAAACTGAAAACTGAAAACTGAAAACGCCATGACTCTCCTCATCACCGCCGCCCTGTTTCTTTGGGCGGCCATCTTTGAAACCATGAACCAACATCTGAAATGCCTGGAAAAACGTCCTTTAATGCGCGTCCGGGAGGCGGCGCTGGCGGCGAAAAGACGCCGGTCAAAGTCCCTGCCGAGACGCGTGTGGTGGAGATCGCGCCGGATACTTTCGTCTGTGTGCGCCTGGCCACGGTCGAGCGGCGGGAGTCTCCCGGTGAGCGCACCGTCCTCGCCTGGGATCACCCGACCGAGGCGGACATCGCCGCCGCCTGTCAGGCCCTACTGGCTCACAAGGTCGTCCACGAGCGCGGCCTCATCGACGCCATCCGCCAAAGCCTCAGCCCGCAGCCGGGAGGCCAGCCCGAAGCATGAACCCAAGGAAGTGATCAGCCCTTTTCCCAGCGAACCGGATCTATCATGAGCACTTCCAAAAAACAAAAGCCCCGGCGTTTTGTCCGGATGTTTCAGCCGCGCTTCGCGGAGCTGGTGCGCAGCGGGGAGAAGACGCAGACGATCCGCACGCGCCCGAAGCGCATGCCGGAGCCCGGCGACATCATCGACTGCCGCCAGTGGGAGGGCCGGCCGTATGGCAGCCCGCAGGTGAAGCTGGGAGAACACGAAATCACCGGTGTTTTTACTCTCGCTCTCACCGACAGCGTGATCGGTATTAACGGCGCTGTCTGGAACCTCGCCACGGATGCACGCAGCGGCTTCGACGGCTTCGCGCGGCAGGACGGCTTCGAGGATTGGGCGGATATGGTGCGGTGGTTCCGGGAAACCCACGATCTGCCCTTCTCCGGCATCCTCATCGACTGGAAACCGAACGAACCGACCGCTTGAAACTACCCGCTGACAACTCGCCCGCTTGGCACCGCCACTGCGCGGATCTCTTCGCCCGCGTCTACGCCCGCGCCGGCATGGCTGATGACCCGGAAGCCCAGCGCGTCGTCGCCCTGCAACTCTCCCTCGCCGCCAAAGCGGCGGAATCCGTGAGGGCACTGAAGAAACAGGAGCGGGACGCTCCTGCCACGTCTCCGACTGCCAACTGAAAACTGCCAACTTTAAACTATCCCGAAAATGGACAACAAACCTGCCACCACCACCGACACCGGCGACGCGAACAAACCCGCGCTCGCTCCTTTCCGCCCGAACCTCCACCCGCTGGTGCAGGTTTCCGACCGGCAGAAAGTTTTCGTCCTCGCGGAGCTGCCGCCGGACGGTCAGCGGGAATTGTGGCTGTGGCAGGCGATCATTTCCGACATCCTCAAGACGCCGCGCAATGAGCGGGGCGCGCTGAAAAAACAACTCGCCAGCGAGCACGGCGTCACGGTGAAACAGATCGAATACCGGATGACGCGCTTCAACAAAGGCTCGCGCGGACGCGGGAATCTGCGCTTCCCGGCCCACTCCTGGCGGGCGCTGGTGGATTGGAACAAATACAAGCCGACGAAACCGGGAACGAAGATCCCGCAGGCATTCATCGATCTTTTCCACGAGCAGGTGACCAATGCCACGCGGGAGAATGACGCCGTGCAGAATGTCGTCAAGCGTCTCATCCGCCAGGCCAAGCGCTGGGCGCAGATCCGGCGGGATGAAAACAAAATCCCGGGCTATCACCTGGCCGGACAGACGCCGGGGCCGGGCGAGGTGGAACTGACCTTCAACCCGCGCACGGGCATCCCGGACGGGTGGAGCTACGGGAACCTCATCAAAAAGCAGCCGGAGGCACACATCCGCGTCGCCCTGCGCGGCGGCCCGAGACAGGCGGCTCGTTTTAAAATGCCGGTGCTCCGGACGCGCGTCGGTTTGCGCTTCCGTCAGGTCGTCATGTTCGATGACCAGGACTTCGACACGCGGGTGATTCCACTCTTCGGTGACCGGCTGGTCACGCCGCAGTCGTTCGCGGATCTCGATGTCCTGACCGGCTACTCAAACCACCTGATCAAATGCCCCTATCATGACGACCGCGCCGGCGTGCTGCGGACGCTGACGCAAAAGGATTTCTTCTGGCGGCTGATCTGGTCGCTGACGCAGGAGGGCTGGAATGATTCGGGCGTGCCGTGCCTGTGGATCATGGAGCACGGCACGGCCAACGTGGAGGGCATGGACGAGCTGATCAAAACGGCCACCCGCGGGGCGGTGACCTTTCAGCGCAGCGGGATTTTTAACAAGCCGGCTTACAAGGGGCTTTTCGGAGCCAGTCCGGGAGGAAACCCTCGCTTTAAAGCGCACATCGAAAGCTCGTTTAAACCGCTGAGAATCCTCCTGGCCGATGCCCCCGGCGCGAAGCATCACACAGAGCGCACGAACGAACTCGCCCAGCGTCACGGCCGGGAAATGGAATACCGCCGGCTGCTGCGGATCGCGGATGAAATGGAGCCGGAGTTCGCCCTGCAGCTCGTCCACGATCACATGCACTACCCGACCTTTGCCTGGCTCGCGCAGCGCATGGTGGAAATGTATAACCGGAATCCGGATCATCAGCTTGAGGGCTGGCGCTCGTGTCATTTTTCCGAAACGCGCTATCGCCTGGAGGCGGACGACTCCAGCCCCTTCGGGAAGTGGTTTTCCCCCGCCGAAATGCAGGCCCTGCCGACGGATCGTCGGGAGGCGCTGCGCGCGGTGGGAAAATCGATGCCGAATTGTGAGAAGGTTTTTAACCTCAGCCGCTGGGAAGCGCGCCAGCGGATGCTGGACAAGCAGGGATCGGAAATCCGCAAGCTGCGGGATGATGAAATCCCCATGGTCGCCCCCTCGCAACTCTGGCGCGATGAGCGCGTCGAGCAGGATCACACGATCCGCATCACCGACCACTGGATCGACGCCGATGAGATGGTCTATCCGGGCTACGCGACCAATTCCCACGGCGGCCGGGAGAACCTGCCGCGCGGCGAGAAACTCAAGGTGCTGCTGTCGCCTTTTGACCCGTCCAAAATCTGGGTCGCCCAGGCGCTGCCGAAGGGGCAGATCGGCCGCGTGATCGGCACCTGCCCGCGGATCAAAAAGAGCATGATCACCGACGAGATCGGAATCACAAAGCAACTCGCCGAAATCGCCGAAGTCGAGGCCCCCGAAGTGGCCGCCGTCGAGGCCATGGCCGCCCGCGAAATCGCACGGAACCGGAACAACCGAAGATTCAACGATGCGCTCTATACAGCCGACGAAAATGCCAAGCGCGATCGCATGAAGGAAGCGGGGGAAATCGACCGCCAAAAACGCACCCCGAAGACGTCTCCAAAGGTGCCCGTCGAGACGGACGAAAACCCGCTCGGAATCTGATTTTTTTTTAACCACAAACCAACTGAAAAATATGTCCACTGCCACCCGAAAAAAACGCCCCAGTAATCTCACCGTTTGGCCGCACAATGCGGCGACCATCGACGCCCTGCGCGAGTTTATGGCGCGGCACCCTGAACAGGATCAAAAAGAGATCGCCAAGGGCATCGGCCGGAGCCCCGCGCAGGTGTCTCTTTACCTGGGTTATCAGCCCGACGGCAGCAAGGGGTATCAGAGCGTCACCGAGCGCCCGCTGCGGGAGTTCGAGGCGCTCATCGAGGCCCACATCCGCCGGCATGATATTCGCATCGATACCGAGCACGAAATTTTCTCGACGTCGATTCATCGCAAGCTCGATAATTTGGCCAATTCTCTGACCGCAACAAGGCAGCCGGGCATGGCCTACGGCCCGGCGGGAATCGGCAAAACTACCTGGGCGCAGATGCGCATCAAAAAGAACGCCGGCGACATTTACGCACCGCTCTCCGCGTGGTCGAAAGGCGAGGCGGGATTCGCCCGCGCTGTCGCCTATTCCCTGGGCGGAAAATGCCCCGGAAACAAGAACAGGATGGAGTGGATCGTCGAGCGCGTCCGGGACACCGGCCGGCTCCTGATCGTCGACACCGGACAGCGGATGAATGTGGCCGCACGGCGTCTTCTTTTCGACTTCTACGACGCCACCAAAAATCCGCTGCTTGTCCTGGGAAATCCGCAAATTTTGCACCCCTACCAGCGAGGTGGAGACGAGGAACGGGATCAGTTTTTCAGCCGCCTCGGAAAGTGCCGGCCACAGGAATACACCGAGGACATGGCCCGCGAAGACGCCCCCCGCCTGGTCGCCGCTGTCGACGCCCGTCTCGTCGGCCACGTCGAGCCCGAAGCGGTGGAGATTGCCACCAAGCGCGGGCACCTCCGCACCTTGCGGAATGTCCTCATCGCCGCCGGCGAGATCCTCGACAAATCACCTCAAATGGAGCCCGCCAAGGCATTCCTTACCGCCTACTCTTTCCAGATCCAGTCATGAGCCGAAAAACGACCAGGAGCCAGCTCGGCATGCTCTTTGCGGAATTCAACAAAGCCTGCAAATCCCACGGCTACACCTCGAAGGAGGAAAAAGACGAATTCCGCGCAGACCTCACCCGCCAGGAGTGCGGCGAGCTGGTCTCCTGGTCGGCTCTCACTCAAAAGCAGGTCGACGGCCTGCTCCTGGCCCTCCTCGCCCACACAGCCCCCGACGAGCTGCACGTCGACGACGCCGAAAAGCGCCGCCTGATCTTCGGCATCGAATCCCACGGCCTCGACCACGCCCTTATCGCTCATCTCGCCGAACATACAATCCCGGGGGGACGCGGTGCTTGGCGGACAATGGACACTCACCACCTCCGCAACCTCCGGATGACCGTCGCCAATCGCGCCCGCTCCATGCGCCAGCGCCTCACCGCTGAACTCGTCGACGATCTGGAGGAATTTTCCGCAGCGGCTCTCAAAAAGTTGACCGATGGTGACTTTTTCGCGCTCATTAAAGCCCGCTTCAATCCGGATTTAACCGCTCTCCTCATCGCCGCAAAAAATTCCTAACCTCCCGCGACCAGGTGCGTCTTTCTCGGTTTTCCTCAATCTGCCCGCGTCTCTGCATCCTCCTCGCAACTCGTTGATTTTTCGGTCAATTCCGCCGAATTCCCAATTCTTCCGCCCTGGTGTTATATTCA